AGGGGTCGTACTCGGGGGGATAAACGGCATGACCAATCCCAAGAGAGTCAAAGAAGGCCACTTTTAGAGAATATTCATCAGAACCAGGGACTCCTTTGGGGAGAAGGTACTCTTTTTCGGAAAAGTCTTCAACAGAATCCAAAAGAACCTCCTCTTGTTCCCAAATACCATTCTCTGGGTCAGACAACCACCTCCTGACCCGGAAAATATTGATGTTCCCTCTGATGTCCCCCTTTTCGTACTTTAGCACCAACTTCAGTCGCTTCTCAGTTTCTGTACTGGAAACAACTATAAGGCTTACACGGACTGGACCTGCTACTACCTCCATAGCTTTATCAATATACACCAAGGTAAGGTTGTTGTCAAGTACCTAGGGCTCTAAAAGATAAAACATCGGCCCGGTCCAAGTCCAGGCCGATATCCTTTAGTCAGAGAAGAAGCCACTTTATAGCTTTAGGGCCAGGAAGTAGTCAAACTGAAGTGTTATAGTGGGACGCATAATGTCTGCTCCCTTATCTCCCACTAACTGACCTCCCGGGTCAACCTCCGTGGGCCAAGCTCCGTATATGGTGTACTCAAAAATAGGCTGTAGCTGGCGATTGAGGTGGAATAGCTTAAGATCGGCCTTTATCTTATCCACTTCCTCCTTGTACCCCGTCAAGGTCTCATAGGCGAACTCCCTCCACTTATTCATTGCATCTAGCACATTCATATCGTCAGTTTCAAGGAGGGTGAGAGTTAGTGTGGGCTGGAACTCGGTATCACCGGGAACAAAGTACCTGTGCCCACGGATGTCTACCTGTATAGGTAGAAGCGTGGCACGAGGTATATCCACGGAGATCGCTCTTATATCCAAACCATCGGCGAAAGCTTCTATCCCTGCTCCCTGAGGAGTAGTAACAAACTTTATCACCCAGTCGTTCAGGTGAACGACCCTATTCAAAGCTCTTACCTGGTTTAGTTCTACCTTAGGCATATTTTTGGAAAACCTAGAGGTACTTTTCTATATAAAGCCTACTAGCCTCCCTTGACCATAGAGAAGTCCACTCCGGTCGGAGTGATGACGGTCCTGAACTGTATGTATTCAATAGCCTTGGTTGGCTTAACGTATAGGTCCACGTTTAGCCTGTAGTTATCAATATCGTAGGGAGAGTTGTTGGAGTCATCGCACACCACCAAGTAGTCATAGACACCCCGGCGTGCCTTTATGTCCTCCATGTAGGATTCAATCATCGCCTTTACCAAGCGGCGGGTGAACTCGTCATTAAGCTCAAACAGGAAGTTCTCCAGGGCCTCTGCAATGGCGTTTTCTATCACTATGAGAAGCAGACGAACATTGAGCCTGTCCAAGGAGCTAGGGATACGCCAAAGGGTCTTTTGGCCCCAGATTGCGATTCCCTTGCCCCTCCTGTACCTGATGGGGTTAACATTGTTTAGATAAAGTTGGTCAAGCTCCCCAGAGGAATAGTGCCTGAGGACATCCAGTACGTTTAGCTTTCCACGATTCCATCCCCCCACGGGGAACCAAATCTCATAGTTGGAGGCAGTTTGAGATATAGCCCCGGCGGCGTAGCCATCGGGAGAGACGTAACGGTATTCGTCAATGTCAGCGATGTAGACTAGGATGTGGGGAGAGTAAAGGGCGGCGTAAGAGGAGTTTATTCCTCCCAAACCAGACCCGGGTTGAGTGGCGTAGTTTACTACCTCGTTGAGGTAGTTTGAAGACATTTCCTTTTCAGCCGGGACAGAGAGGATAGCCACACAGTCCTTCCTCTCTTCGGCCATTTGGACCAACTCCACAGCGTAGGCCGGATCGGCGAAACCTCCATCAAGGAGAAGAGTAAGGGGGTAGTTGCCCTCTTCCCGTAGTTTCCTTATAGCTTGGATGTAGTTCCCCCTAGTTACAGTTCCGCTAACCCCGCCTGCGAAGGCGTACACAGGCCCAGAGGTGCCGGAAGGAGGTAGTGTTCCCACAGAGTCATCAGAGCGCCCCGGGTTAGCGTATCCACGGATGTAGGCGCTACGGTTCAAGACGGAGTTTATGAAGATAGACACCCCGTTTCCGTCAACAGCAGATTCTTCAAGACTAACTACCCACCGCTCAACTTGAACAGAGTTGAAAAATACCCTGATGACGAAGGCGTTGGAGTTCCAGGGGCTAGGCACTTCGGGAGCGCCACCGTTTGTCCTTATAGACTCAAATATGACCTTGAGGTTGCCGTTAGGCCAGTTACCAGGGTCAGCGGCGAGCAGAACGAACCGATCGGAGGGTCCCAGGGTTAGACCACCGGGAGCGCCGATTTCGTCAGGGCTCCCTAGTCCGGTGGCTAGAGGAGTCACTACAGGGTTCCCGTCAGAGTCAACTCCGTACTTTAAGCCAGCGTATTTGTCATCGCTGGAAACTGCCCTCACTACCCAAAGCTTGTCAGAATACCTCAAGTATGACATGGCCGAAAGGAGGGAGTTAGAGACGTTTCTAGGTATGCGGCCATCTACCGTGTAAAGGTCAAGGAGCTGTTTCTCTGATGTTACTAGGGTAGGCTCTGTCGGTCCCCTTCTAGCCTCTATGGCTATTCCGGCGTAAACGCCGGGAAAGCTAGGTACTCGTACTGATAGGTCCTGTTCCTTTATCGTTACCTTAGGCGCAGACATTCATATTTCCCAACCTAGCAAGACCATTTTATAGAAACTTAGCTAACTCCTAAACCTTCTGTTCCCTAGTTGGCCTCTCCTGAGCCTTGAGGGGTATTGGAAGGCTCCCTTTTACGCCTAACTATAACCTGAGTCCCCTCATTTTCAGATTCGTCCCCAACCACCGTATAAGTTATGTGGGGGTCGTGACGGACCACGCTCCTAACGGAAAGGCTAACGGGGGTTCCAGGGTTTACCAACACGGAGTCCTCTTCTCCCGACTTATCTACAAAAACTAAAACTCCAGGGGCGCTGTTTTTAGAATAGGCCAGTATCTTCATCTCTCAAAATCTAAACCTATGTCGTTGGTCTGAACTCCCCTATACTGATATAATAGCAAAAGCCTGGAAAGCATGTTAGGCCCTGAAAGAGTCTTTGAACATGAACACAGTTTGGAAGATGGGTTTTCCTGGGGCTATAACCGTTTCTATGGAGGAAATGATGTACTTACCGCTGGCGGGGAGAAAAGCCCTGGAAGACTCTTTTGGCGTACTTCCTTTGTTAGTCTCGTCTATTGCGAACTTTACCACCTGGAAGAGTTCAAGGGGAGGTCTATTGTCATTTAGCTCCCCCTCGCTACAGTCAGGGCACACTTCCCACATAAAGGAGAACATAACAGAGGAAAGTTTGGAAAGTATTTCGGTGTTTTTAGCGTAGGCGAAGTTGTAGTTAGGGTGAACGTTGTCGTCAACGAAGAACCTGTATATCTCGTTCTTCCCTTCAAGATAGCTAACTGGGTCGGATATCCCCAATAAAGCTCTATACCTATAGTCCTCTTCTTTATACTCAAACTTTTTCAGGTCCCAGTCTATCACTTCAGATGATGTGAAGTAGTTTGGAAGGTGAGACTCGGCGTTCCATCCATATCCACCAACAAACCGCTTGTACCCCTTTATAGTCCCTATCCTTATGTCCTCTCTAGATGCCAGCGTTTCCAGGTCGGTTATAACAGCCGTCCCATCCCTTTTTATTCCTAAGAGGAGGACGTTGTTTCCAGGATACCAAGAGTGTTGCCATATCCTTAGAGCGAAAGCTTTGTTGGACATGAACTTGGTCTGAATCCATACCATCTTATCATCCGTGGGCTTGGCCTCATTCTTAACGGAGAAGCTTTCACCTAATACTGACTTTAGAGCGTTAACAGATATGTCTTCAAAGAATCTAGACTTTCCGTTGACAGAGAAGGATATTCCCTGGTGAACACCTACTATGGAAGCTGACCAGTAGTGCGTTTGTCTGTATATCTGGTAAGTTAGGATTTTGTACTCCCCAAACAGGTCAAGCCTTTGGTTTCTCCCATATAGGACCCTTATCTTGTTTCCTTCCCAAATCTCCTTTATAACATTGTCGTCATTTGTGCTTATTTGTATCTCTATTCCAGGGACAAAGAGTCCAGCACGCTCGTATGACCTTATTCGGTTAACCCCGTTTATGTCGGAAGCTCCTCCTATGTCAACTTGGAAGGATAAGTTTGGCTTTACGCTGAACATAGCTTTATTCTACTACGATACTTGGCCCATTGGTTATAAAAGCCCCTACTCGTTAAAGTAGGGGCCTCTCTTACCCCTCGTCCGCCCTGTATGTGGAGAAGGGACAGGCTTGGTTATAAGGACACGTCCTGCACACCCTTCCTGGAGAGGGTATAGGCGGGGCACCGTCAAGAATCTCTAAAATCCTCCTCTCTGCAAAGTGTATATCTCCTATAACCTCCTTGCTTATCTTTATCCTGAATAGGTTAGCGTAAGCCGCCACACCAGAACCCAAGTTAAGGGTTTTGCTGTTTTCTCTCCCTTCTTTCCCGTTAGTCTCAGGATTGCCGTTTTCTTCTCCTACGTGTGTCTTCCCATAAAACTTTGGGAGAAGCAACTTTATTACATAAGCCTCTCTATTTCCTCCCAAGGTTTCCCAATAGTAGTGAAGCTGAACGATGTCGTCCGAGTAGACAGTTTTGTACGAGTACTCCGAGGAAGTGGTTTTTAGATCGTATATGGAGTCGTCATACAGTATGTCAGGTATGACTACCCTTAGGTAGTCCCCCATATCCACGTACATCTTCTGCTCCACTATGGGCTTCTTATCCCTAGGAAGTAGAGAGTAGACAACATTAGAAAATGGGTCATCTTTGTTTGCTTCTTTAGCTTCGTCAAGGGAAAGACCCCGCATCAGGGGTCCTGATACCCTTTCGTGAACCTCTAAACCTAAAGTCATCGCCTCGTTTCGGGGGAACTTCTTTTTCTGGACATACTCAGCGTGATACAAGTACTCGCACCTCAAGAGTGTCTTTACCTGCTTGGCCGAAATGATGGCCTTACCCTCCCCTCCATTGGTTACCCTATCCACATTTATCTTGGACTCTTTTTCCATCTCATTCATCGCTCACCTCCAAAAGTGGCCTATTAGGGGTTTATCTTCCCTACCAACCTCAGTTTACCCTTAACCACTTCAAATGTCTTCCCCAGAAACGTGGAAAGGGCCTTTTTGGGGGAGAAAATGTCAGAGAGGGGAACACCGTCCTCAGAAGTTTCCTCCTCAATAACTTCCACCGTCCAGTACTTACTCAGTCTGGAAACTATCTCTTGGTACACGTCCTTTTTCCCCGAGAGATGGACCTCAATCTCCTCTTCGTCCAATCTCTCATACTCTATTGACAGGCCCCCAAAGAACGAGGTCCCTATCTCTACTTCAATGTCAGTTAGTATCCCGTACTTCCTGGGTACCTCCCTAGCCAAGAAGTGGATGATGTCTAAAACTTCAAAAAGGTCGGAAATGTGAGCGTCTATGTCCAAAGCGTCATGGGTAAAAGCCACAGGGACAGCCCGTATCCTCCTTTTGAAGAACTCCATAGCCATCTCATATCCGGCTAGGGCCGCTACGGATGAGGAGCTAGACTGAATAGGGTAGTTTTGCGCCCTCCTCTCCCAATCCGGTTTATCTCTCTGGACATCTATATAATCCCCGAAGATGGTCCTGACGTGCCCATACTCTCTGGCGTAGGATCGGTAGGCGTTTATGTAGTCCTTTACTTTGGGGAACTGCTCAAAGAAGGAGTCAAATATTCTCTGAGCCTCTACCACATCCCCACTTAGGTACTCCATAGCGAAACCCGCCGGGGTTTGCCCGTACACCAGGCTAAAGGATGCTCCCTTAGCAATCTTCCTTTGGTGAGAAGATACCTGATCTACCGGAACGCCGAAAATCTTGGAGGCCACAAACTTGTGAAAGTCTAATCCCTGAGCGAAGGCGTTGTTAAGGTTCTCATCCCCAGATATAGCGGCCAGGACTCGCAACTCCATCTGGGAGTAGTCAAAGTGTATCCAAACCCCTTCTCTACCCCAACGGCTCGTGTAGTTTTTCCGTATGTCTGTGCCCGTTGGGATGGTGTGGAACGCCGCACGCCACCTCTTTGTATCCGCCGCATTCACGTAAAACTCGTTGTAAAAGTACACCTTTTCCCCATAGGGGTCTCCCACGGGCCAGGGTATCCTGTTATATTCAACCTCCGAAGCCTTGTATATGGACTTTTCCCCGTTCTTTCCCTCAAGGTAAGCGGTTATCACCTTTATCGCCTTCTTGTATATCCTAAACGAAACCAGAACCCTGGCGGCTTGGGCCAAGTCATCACTCATTCTAGAAAGGCATTCCGGGTAATCGTCAAGGCTTTCACCTATATAGTCAGAGAATAGCTTGTAAAGGGTTTCTATGTACTCATCGTTAAGCCCGTCTGCCAGTTCCTTCCAAAGGGACTCAATCTTGGCCTTTATAACCATCTCCTCGTCCTTCTTACCCCGGGTTAGCATGGGAAATATTTCCTCGCTCCACTTTGATAGCCATTCCCTCGGAGAACCGAATACGCTTATGAGGTCAGATAGGGTCTGGCTATCGGTGTTTGAAGCTATGTGTCTTATGTAGTTGGCCTCCATAAGCTCCTTGCAGGTTATTGCTGAGTGGAAAGTTCCAATGTACGCCTTGGAGGAGCTTGGGTTGAACCACTTTTTGGACATCATCTCCACCCACTCCCAGGGAGGAAGAGAGCCATATTTACCAAGGTCCTCCTCAAGTTCGGCTTCGTACTTTTCCCTCATGCGCCTAATAAGCTCCTCCCTCCTTCCTTCAACTAGGCTATACAGGTCAGCCGGGGAGGGCGGGATGTATGAGAGTTTTGAAGAAAGAAGCTCGTGATACTGCTTTTTGTATGTTTCAAGGGACTCTTCGCTAATCTTATTGTCCTTCATAGCCTTAACTGACATCCGGTATCCCCGTGAAAGCATCTCCTTTACCTCGGGAATGTCCCTTAGTGAGGTCTCCTTAACTTTTCGCTCAATGACAGCTTTTTTCATCTTGGGGACAGAGATCATCTCATAGTAGTACCTGGCCGCTATTCTTATGAAGTCTTCCTTTAGCTTCCTAGCCTGCTCTGTGTCGTATGCCACTCCAGCGAGGTGCATTATTGTACCTAAGTCTTCTTGCTTCTGATATATGTCCCATATTTCTTTCGGATAAGCCTCCAAGTAAAACAGGTATAGCTCGTGGGTCCACCTTATATCTTGTGCGTTGTAGAAGGCCAAGGTTTCTAACGGTATAGCCTTCCATCCCACCATCGGGTTTTTGGGGTCTTCCTGGGCAAATCTGAGAATCCTGAGAACGTCTTCTCTACTCAGGGAGCTAGAGGAGAGGGCCTTTTCTACCAAAGACCTCTGAGCGCCACGAAGGAGTTCGGGAGAGGCTAGAAGGTAAGTGGAAAACTCTTGAAGGTTTTTGTGAATCTCTTCCCCTAACTTAACGTACTCGTAAACCTCATCACTCCACTCAGGTATTCCGAATATTGCGGAAGCCGTTCTTTTAAGACCTATCCTGTGGAAAAGTTCTGTTTGCATTCCGAAGGCTTTGGTCATAGAGAACACATCCCTAAATGTCCTCACTTCCCCGAAAAACTGGAGGTACACCCCGGCCTCAAAGGACTGGTTGTAGACGATAACTTCTTTCCTTGAGTCAAGGTAGTCTTTGAGTCTTAACAAGAACTCCACAGCCCGGTTCTCGTAATACCTGCTCTTATTCAAGTCCCCATCATTTCTTAGGTCAAAGGAAACCTGAATCTCATGATTCCCTAACCCTACAAGAATGAGTTCTCGCTCAAAAGATAGATCAGAGGAAGACGTTTCTACGTCAAAAGACACCTCCTCCAAACCATCAATGAGAGAAAAACCCTCTTCAAAGTTATCCAGGTTAAAAGTCTTGTAGTTCAATGATCCTTTAGGGGAAGCAGGTATCTTTCCCTTCTTGACGAAGAAGGAGTAAGAAACGGGCTCTCCCTTGGAAAGTTCTTCAGGTATGCGGTGCTCAAACTCTAGGACAGACCGGATGTCGGAAACGAAAGAGTGGTAAGCGGATGATCCAGTTCCCCCTCTCCTAAGCACATATGAAGGGTGATTAACAGGGAAGAAGAAGGTATCCCCATACTTCCAACCAAAGTATGTCTTCTTGTAATCCGACAAGCTGGACTTCTTAAACTGTAAACCCGACTCCTCTACTAGAGGTGCCAATAGATATTCACAGGCCACCTTTCCCAATAAAACCACCTTTTTGGGGCGAATCCTCTTTATGAAAGGAATGAGGTGATTTGAAGAGCACGTTTTTGACGAAACATCGTCTGGGGGTGATACTGGGCTTCCAGGAGAAAAAGGAGGACACATCGCTACGTTAGCGACAACGTAGCTTTTTACCTCCAGTTCGGCCAGAACCGAGCGCAATATTTGTCCAGACTTGCCAACAAATGGGCGGCCTGTTATAGCCTCCTCTTCTCCAGGGGCCTCTCCAACGAAAGCTATTTCGTATGGGGGGTTGCCGAAAAACTCGTACCCCACTACACGATTCCTATGGGAGAAGAGAGGACAAGATTGACAAATCTCATCCCGATATAAGTCAATGACCCTAAAGAAAGCCTCATTTTCTTCCTTAACCAACTCTCCAACTTCCTCGCCAACTTCCGCCTCTCTAGGTTCTTCAAGCTCTTTAATCCCTCCAAGACCTGGATCGTTGCTCATACTCTACCTCCTCCTTTTACCGCACTAATGGTAACCGGAGAGAAGGTTTGTGGTCAACTATGGATAGGACCGGGGTGGAGGCTCTAGAGTAAAGTCTAGAGCAAAGCTCAGTAAATGAAGGTGATTCCCACCTCCACCCCATCTCCAATCTCTGACAAGAGAAGGGCGGCCTGAATGAGGAGGTTCTTTAGTGAGGAGACGAAATCCTCTTCGTGGCGGTACTTTACGACCAGGTTAAGGGTCAAGTACCTCCTCAACTCATTGCCATACCTGTATGTCCTGTAATGGACAGCGGTTGAAACTCGGTCGTCTTTTGGGGACACTACTTTGAGGAAGTTTTCCGATGCCTCCAGGTATTTCTTGTGCCTCTCTTCCAGTATTCCCTCCCAAACTCCCCTAAGAGAGCGGTCAGAGAGTTCAAGGACCCTATTTGAGAAGGACTTGATGAAACCATCGTCAAGCTCCTCCCCCTCGGATGGACCGACTTTTGGATTAAAGGAGGACTCTACCGAGAGATCAATCTTGATTTCGTCCTTGGGATACTGACTGATTATGAGGGCGTACCCGTAGTAGAAGAGAGCGGGCATCAAGGGGGAGAGGTAGGTGTGCAGACTAAACCTGGGGTCAAGGGAAGGCTTTAGGAAATCCACAAAGAGGGGCGAGGGATTTTCAGAAATCGCTAGGTCGTTGGGGGAATAAGTTATGTGAAAGTTCTCCTCACCCTCACCGATGTCTTCGGTGTTATGGGGTTTAGGTCCTATAGTTATGACGTTGACTACGGACACGCTTTCCACGTACCGAGACCTATTAGAAAAACCTCTGTGTCCTGCTAACGACTTCCTGTAAGTGTGAGAAGATTCCTCAACTGCGACCCCGTTTAGGGGGGAGAGAAGAGTAGAAAAAGGATTGTCTTTTGAAGGAGAGATAGGGCTAGGGACGTTATTAAAACCAAGGTGGAAGGGCTCTACCTGGATAGAGTACATGGGAGACTTGGAGTAAACCCCCTCCACCCTATCCACTAGCCTGTTCCCCTCCAAAAACTCATAAGCTTCCCCGAACTTATCAAAAATCTCATTTACCGCTACCTCCAACTCCTCTGGGGAGATAGCCTTTAGCTTAGGGTTAGTGTAAGACAACACGGGGTCCTCTCGGGAAGGCAAAAAGAGAACTCTCACAGACTCTGAGGTTATACCCCTCATGCCGGAAATGAAAGCACTCCTCACTTCGTCATTGACGATTAAGGAAGATGCAGAAGCGAGGGCATTGTTGAGTGAAAGAACCAGTAGCTCAACGTCTTCCTTTCTGGGGAAGTTCTCCCCCATGCCATCTTTGGAGAGGGCCATGACAACCAAGGGCTCAATGTAAAACTCCTTTCTGTAAAGGACCTCCCCCACCCCAGGTTCCAAGGACTCCTTGGATGAGGTTTTCCTAATCCCCAGTTCAAAAAGCGCTTCTAGCAGGGGGACGTTTACAATCCACGAAACGGACTTGGAGAGGGCCTTGTAAAACTCAAACTGAGGAGAGTCCCGGTCAGGAAGTTCTTCGGGGGTTTGTTGCGCCCCTTCGTGAGAGCAGATCACCATATCAAACTGCTCCCACACGTCTTCTCCCCAATCATCGGGGCTTTCTTCCTTGATCCCTTTTATGGGATAAAACTCGGAGTGGTAAAGGTCCTCTACGGGAACCAAATCTGAGAAGCTAATAGAGCTTCCCCTTGGGCGGATAAAGAGAATAGGGATAAGAGTGTGGCC